TTTGTCGGTTGTGAAATTGATAAGGAGTATTTTGAAAAACAGGAAGAGCGTTTTAACGCTATAACGTCACAAGTAAATTTATTTAGTGAAATGTAAGGAGATAATATGACAGTTAAATTAATACGTTACCCAACTGCTAAAGACTGGCTAGGGGTTAAGGATAGAGCATTGGTTACAGTTGGCAAAAACACAGTTACACCTCCAACAATTGACTGGGAAAAGAAAATATTAAAGGCAAGACATTCTCCAATTAGATATTTACAGTTTAGCTTTTATATTGAATGTCCTTATTGGGTTAGCGTGCATCTATGCAGACATGTACACGCACAACCTTACGTGCAGAGTCAGAGAAATGACAGGCAGTCAAACTATGACAGAAATACTGCGCCACAAAGCGAAATGGTGCGCATGATTTTTGACGTTAATGCAGAGGAACTTATTACAATTGCAAATAAACGCTTATGCAGTCAGGCATCTGCTGAAACAAGAGAACTTGTACAAGATATGTGTTCATTGGTAAAACGCAACTGCCCTGAATTTGAAGACGAACTTGTGCCAATGTGCGTACGTGAAAATATATGCCACGAAATGACGCCTTGCGGCAAATGGCACAGATAAGGAGCAACTATGAACAATTTAAGAGTTTGTTGGTTGAGTGCAGGTGTTTCAAGTTTTATGGGTGGATATTTAGCGCAACCAATTGATAAGTGGATATATATTGACATTGATGACCAGCAACAAGATAGCATGAGATTTATACACGATAAGGGTATACCAGGCAAGAAATTGCAGCTGCTTTGTTTGTAAGCACAAAGGTTATACAAAGAGCAATACACAACAGACCACGTATTAAACCCATTTTAATTTATGACTTTGGGAGTGACAATGAATAAGCAAGACAGAATGTTTACTAAAAGAATGGTACGGCGGTACCCGTCTTTGGGCAAAAAACTGCAAGCAATACGCAGTCAGAGTTTAACTGCTAATTATAGTGGCATGCACGGCGGATCTGACGTAAGCAGAACAACAGAGTCCGTTGCTCTTAAAGACTTGCCAAAAGACGAGCGAAGGATGTATGACGCAGTAAAAGACGCACTATATGTTACCGGCAGAAGTTACCACGGCAAACAAAAGTTATCATTAATAAGGCAGTATTATTGGCGTAAAAACATAGGCTTTAACCTGATATGCGAAGATATTAATATTTCAATACAGACAGGTTATTACTGGAACAATGAGTTCTTAAATACTGTATATAACTACTACATAAGACCAAAAGATTAAGAGCAGAGTTAATTCTCTGCTCTGTTTTTATGTTTATAAATTTGTTAATAAAAAATGTTAAAAAAACGTGGTAATGTGATAGCGTGGTTAAACAGGTACAGTTGCATTGGGGTTTGCGTTTTTCCTTAATGACTGCATCTGTTAAGGGTAAACTATCAAAATAGCGTGGAGGGTGCGATAGTTTAAAAGTGATACACCTGGGGCGGTAACATTTGACTCCTATGTTGCCGCTCACTTTTTATGATTATGAAAGAATACGCAAAACAGTTTTATCAGGGCAGAGCATGGAAACAATGCAGACTGTCATTTATAAAGAAACGTCAACAGATAGACGGAGGCATGTGCCAACAATGCCAGGAAGAACTTGGCTACATAGTACACCATAAGATTAACCTAACGCCGAGTAACATTAACAATGTTGAGATAAGTTTAAATCATCATAACTTGGAATACTTATGCAAAAAATGCCACGATAAAGAACACGGCTTTGGTTGTGGCTTGACTGCAACAGTACAGTTTGACGAAGACGGAAACGTTATGCCCCCTATTGTCCTATAAATTGGACAATATACGTATACCGACTCAATGGGGTTGAAGTTTTTTCTCTGAACTTGGGGAAAAATTTTATGGAATGGCAAAACATAACTGAATATGGGCGGAGATAGTGATAGCTACACGAAAGCAAGATGCCTACTTGTTGCTCTGCCCTTAATTCATAGGCAATTATGGAGATGGAGCAACTTTATGGCAAAAAATAGCAGTATTAGCAAGCTTAAAAACCTTGCAAAGCAGTACGGCATAGAAGACAACGCATTGTTCTTGACAACGCTTGACCGATATATTGCCCAACAACGCATTATAGACATGATTAAAGAGGAACTTGACAACGTTGACGTTGCAGTAAGCAAGGAATACGTCAAAGGGCGTGAGAACATATACGCACACCCGTTGGTTAAGGAACTGCCAAAGCATAGCGATGCGGCAAACAAGACTGCAAGCCTATTGCTTGAAATCATAAACAAGCTTGGCGAAAAACCAAAGAGCGCAGATGACGAGTTTGAGGCGTTTTTAAATGAGCAGTAACCCAATTTTGGAATATTGGCAAGCGATTAACTCCGGCGATGTTGTTGTTTCACAAAAGGTATATAAAACCTACAAACATTTAGTTGATAAACTTGAAAACCCCACAACTTATTTTTATGACAATAAACGTGCAGAACGTGTTATTAACTTTTTTGAAAAGTTTTGTCATCATTCCAAAGGCGCAGTTGGTGGACAACTTGTAACACTTGAATTGTGGGAAAAAGCACTGCTTGCATCTGTATTTGGCTTTGTTGATATAGACGGCAACCGGCAATATAGAGAGGCAATACTTATTGTTGGGAAAAAGAACGGCAAATCACTGCTTGCATCAGGTATTGGAAATTACATGTTATTTGCAGACGGAGAGCCTGGCGCAGAAGTTTACGCCGTTGCAACAAAGCGTGAGCAAGCAAAGATTATATGGCTTGAGGCAAAACGCATGGTTAAAAAGAGTCCTGTACTTTATAAGCGTGCTAAATGCTTACAAGCAGAAATTGATACAGATTTTAATGACGGCACATTTAAGCCACTAGCAAGCGACTCGAACACGCTTGACGGCTTGAACATACATTGTGCGCTTATGGATGAAGTGCATCAGTGGCAACACGGGCGTGCGTTATATGACATTATTGCTGACGGCGTAACGGCACGTGAGCAACCACTTGTTCTGATAACGTCAACTGCCGGTGTAATACGTGAGGACATATATGACGAGAAATATGACGAGGCAACACGTATTATAAACGGATACGGCGATGCAGACGGCTACAAAGACGAGCATACTATTTGCTTTGTCTATGAGTTAGATAAAAAAGAAGAGTGGCAGTATGAGGAATACTGGCAAAAGGCTAACCCTGGTTTAGGAACTATCAAAAGTAAGAAAATACTAGCAGACAAGGTTGCAAAGGCAAAACAAAACCCTGACTTAATCAAAAACCTTGTTTGTAAAGAGTTTAATATCCGTGAAACGTCTGCCGAGGCGTGGTTGCCTTATGAGGTTATTGATAACAGAGATACCTACATACTAGACAAGGCACAAAAACGCTTTATATGGCAACACAACGGCGAAGAACGGCAATTGAGTTACCCACGTTATGGTTGTGGTGGTGTTGACTTATCAAGTACAACTGACTTGACTGCGGCGAAGGTAATTTTTTGCGTTCCAGGTTGTGACAATGTATTTGTAAAGTCAATGTATTGGCTTGCAGATGAGTTACTTGAAAAGCGTGTACATGAAGACAAGATACCCTATGATAAATGGCTTGACAGAGGACTTGTCCGGCTCTGCAAGGGCAACAGTATCAATTACCACGATGTTACAGAGTGGTTTGAAGAGATACAGAACGAGTATGACATATATTTGCCTTATATAGGATATGACGCCTGGAGTGCCAAATACTTTGTTGAAGACATGCAAGGCACTTTTGGTGGCTCAATGATAGCAGTACAACAAGGCGTTAAAACTTTAAGTGATCCGCTTAAAAGACTGGGAGCAGATTTTGCATCAAAGCTAATTGTTTATGATAATAACCCAATTGACAAATGGTGTTTGTGTAATACGGCAGTCAAAGAAGACGTAAACGGCAATATACAACCTTGTAAGACGTCTTCTCCTACAAAGCGTATTGATGGCACGGCCGCATTGCTAGACGCTTATACAGTGTATCGTAACAATTATAGTGACTATATGAATTTAATATAGAGGTTTAGAAAATGGGATTAATTGACCAAATCTTTAAAAAGCCACAGGCGTCTTCAGCCGTGCAGAACTACTTTCAAACGTTAACTGCATATAGGCCGCAGTTCGTCACTTACAAGGGTGGCATATATGAAATGGATATAACCAGGGCGGCAATACATGCGTTTGCTACACATGCGAGCAAGTTAAAGCCTGAAGTTAACGGGGCCGCCGGGTATATGGCTAAAGTGTTAAAGACAAAACCAAACCCGTGGCAGACAACAAGCCAGTTCTTGTACAGTGTTGCAACAATACTTGAGGTGGATAATACGTGCTTTATTATTCCACTGCTAAACAAGTCCGGCGATACAATAGGCTTGTACCCGTTGCCGACTGAAACGGCAGAAGTTGTTGAGTACAACGGCAAACCTTATTTGCGTTTTACATTTAAGACAGGCAAAGCGTCAGTTGAACTTGAAAAGGTTGGCATTCTTACAAAGATGCAGTACAAAGACGAGTTCTTTGGGGAAAACAACAAAGCGTTAATGCCAACAATGAACTTAATATCAATGACCAACCAAAACATAAACGAAGGCATTAACAATGCTAACAGTTTACGTTTTATGGCACGTCTTGGCTCTGTTGTGCGCCCTGATGATATGGAAAAGGAACTTAAAAAGTTCCGTGAGTTAAACTTTAACGCCGAGAATAACGGCGGCGTATTAATGTTTGACCAAAAATATGCAGACGTTAAACAGATAGACTCCAAAGCATACGTTGTTGACGCTAACCAAATGCAGATTATTAATCAAAATGTATTTAACTATTTTGGCGTTAATGAAAAGATTTTGCGCAATGAGTGGGATGACCAAACAATGACTGCTTATTATGAAGGCAAAATTGAGCCGTTTGCAGTGCAGTTGTCTATGGTATTAACTAACATGATTTACAACGAGCATGAGCGTGCTTTTGGTAATGAAATCACATTTAGTGCAAATAGAATACAGTTTGCAAAGACTGAAACAAAAATAAACATGATAACACAGTTATTTGACCGTGGTATTTTGTCATTTAACGAGGCAAGAGAAATTTTGCAGATGCCGTCTGTTGAGGGCGGTGACGAGTTTATGATACGTGGCGAATACGTCAACATAAATGATAGAAAGGAAGGCGAAACTGATGCCAGTAGTAACAACGAGGGAATACAGAACAATGCCGATGATGGTACGTCAGGCGAACAGTGACGAAGACAGTTATATTGTTGAAGGTTACGCAACAACATTTACGCCTTACGCAATGTATGAGTTAGACGGCATTACATACAGTGAGCAGATAGACGCAAGAGCGTTTGAAGATGCAGACATGACTGACGTTATATTTCAATATAACCATGACGGCAAAGTGTTTGCACGACAGAGCAATGGCACTTTGCAGTTGTCTATTGATGACCACGGCTTGAAAGTTAGAGCCGATTTAAGCAAAACACAGGCAAGCCGTGAAATGTACGAGGAAATCAAAAGCGGCCTTGTAACAAAAATGTCCTGGGCGTTTACAGTTTGTGAGCAGAACTATGAAAAGGAAACACGCACAAGACATATTACAAAAGTACAGAAGGTTTATGACGTTTCTGCCGTTTCAATACCGGCAAACCCGTCTACCGATATAAGCGCACGTGACTTTTTCAGTGGAGTTGCTGAAAGAGAAAAGAGGGAGGCTCTTGAACGTGAGC